ATCTCAAGAATACTGTTGGTGAAAACGGGACTATCCCCAAACAAGTTTTTAGTGAAGCTCACAAGCTCCTCTGAAGCACCTCTGTAAGGTCCGTGTAGTTCCTTCACGGTCTGTAGAGCTTCATCCACACCACCGACATTAGAGTTGATCCTACGAACCTTATCGATCAATTGGTTAGTCCTCAGGTTGTCCCTCGAAGGTAACAGGGATTCTAAATACTCCCTACCGACGATTTCGGCACCAGCTATAGGGTTGCATATATTGGACATAATGATAATTATAGTTATGTCGGGAGTTGGAATAGTTGCATTGATTTCAAATATAGCTAAGTATTTGGCGGCACGGGAGACCAACTTTAATGTCCGAACACTACATGACCTTTATGAAGACCAAGAAAAAATTACTTACAAAATCCTTGACCTTGAAGGTAATCCTAATGTTAATCCCGACCCTTCTCATATCATGCGGCTCAGGAAGCGTCTGGCAAACACCGAACGACTTATCGAACTTCAGGAGTCCAAAGCGTTTTCAGGTGAAAGCGGGAACTAAAGTTGAATTCTCTGGAAAACAATACGTACTACCTGAGAATCTCCATGTGATAACACTTGAGGAACACAAGGCTGCAATCGCTCGAAGTCTAATCAACTAAGAAACACCACTACAGATCATCGTCCCAATCAGGATCTACTGCGGTATCTGTTACTGTTGGTGTTTGTAAGTGGAGTTGTTGAAGTATTAGGATGGGGATGTCCACTTGCTCATGGGGCAACTTTCCCAGAATTGCTAGAATATTCCTAAGGTGCCCCTCTGAGATAATGAAATTACGGTCGCTCATTAAACCATCATACCCTACATCACACAAACTTCAAGTTTTCTCTTGTTAAAAAGAATATTCGGGGTATCATGGGGGCATGAGGAACATTTTAATAGATGGTAATAATATGCTATACCGTGCGGTCGGGAATACCGAGAGGCGGCATAAGGAAAATCCACGTTACAAACGGAAGTATTCCGAAGACGGGATGGACATCACTGCAATTCATAGCTTTTTCTCAACGCTATATTACGACACACAAAGGTTCCAGCAAGAAGACACCAAATTTTACATAGTGTGGGATCGGAAAGTTGATCCAACTGCAACGAACTGGAGGAATGACATCAACCCACTTTATAAGGCGAATCGAGGGACCGTGGATACGAGCGAATCCAAGAAAATGGTATTTGATCTCTGTCGTTTAGTTAAACAGGTGTGTGACGCCTACGGGTTCCATACAGTATTCCCACTGACATCCGAATGTGATGACATCATCAACCACTTGAAGAACACCCTAGAAGGCGGCTGTATAATTGTTTCCGCCGATGAAGACTTTTATCAATGTGTGAGCGCAAATTGCTCCGTGTATAGTCCTATGAAGAAGATATTGGTAACTGAAAGAAACTTTGAGGATTATAACACTGTGTCATTGGAGAATTTTGTGAAATGGAAATCCATAAAAGGCGACACTAGCGATAACATCAAGGGTCTTTATCGTTATGGTGATAAAAAATCCAAAAAATTGGTTGAGAACTGGGAGGTTGGTTCCAAAAAGTTAAGCGAGGAACAACTGGAGATCATAAAGGAGACTATGAGCATTATCGACTTGGACCACAAACCCCTCGCGGATAGAGAAATATTACTGGTATCTAAACAAATTAAACCCAAAACCCGTCTTGGTGATCTGAGCTTGGGCAAAGTGTTGGATAATTTTGGGGTTCATCACACCGTCAGGACACTGTGGGCTAATTTCTTCCTGAACCAAGATTTAGCCTAATTTTATGAATAAATACACAATACTAGCTGGCAAAATATTTCTAGCCATAGGTGCCATGTTGGTGTGGTTGGTACCCTCCATACCCGCACAGGTGGCCATACTCGGCGCATACGTTGCATTGTTCATATTCCTCCAATACCGAACCCTCCAATCCAAACGGACCCTTATAGGGGAGAGTGTGAAGCAACGGGAGGTTATAGTGGAGCATATCGGCGGTAGAATATGGGACATTCCCGTTAAATTCACATGTATGCATTGTAAATATGTGAAAGTCATGGACTTCTCGCTAGAAACCAGAGGCTTCACCTGCGAACGGTGCCAGAACCCCAATAAGTTGATATTACAGTTCACGGTAATACCCGAATCTAAAAATTCCAGCGAAATGACCAATGAATGAACCAAAAGAAAACCCATTAACCGGAACCCTAGGACTCCCTATAGGCATGCAACATAAACCGACCGTCATCCAAAACCCCCAGAATGTGGGTTCTATGAGTGATACCAAACCCCCTGTCATCTTAGAAAACCCGATTGATATAAAGAGGGATATACTAAATTTCGTAGATAGATTACCTATAGATGATAAAAATAAGGTAAGGGGTTATATCTTCCAGAGGTGCGGAGAACCATATCCCACGTCTATGGCCACCATGGCTGACATATTGTTGGATATGTCCAAAGACTTAGCTAGAGACCGGCATGACCCCGAACTCAATAAGAAAGACAACAAGGACGAGCTATTGATGATGTTAGCAGTATTCGCATCCCTTTACCCCTTCCACTTGAAGGAAGGGATTGATGGCAAATAGGAACCTAAATTGCTCAGATTGTGGGGATACCCGATGGGTAGCCCAGACCAAGTTCCGAGAATTAGTCGGTGAGTTTGGGACTCCTAAGAAGGCTAAGAACAACTTCCAGTGCAATAAATGCAGGGCACTTAAGAAGAAAGACCCGTTCATGTTCCAACTTAAATACGGAAAACATGTTAAGAATATACAGGCGGAACTAAAATCCGCACTGAAGCCATTCTATAAAACGGAATGTCTGGAAACTCTAAAAAAAGAGTTCTCTGCAATTTATACAAAAAATAATATTGACGAATCGAAGGTGGTGTATCACTATACATCAGTAGGTTCGCAGCGAATCGAGGGCCTCACCATTAGAGAGTTTCCGTTCGTTGGGGATTTCTACATACACCTTTTTAGACAAAGGAAATTTGACAAATCGTCCACCAAACATTATGACATCAACAAAAAAAATAAAAGACCAAACTTATGACTTAAAATTCATCATCGAAACTGAGAAAGAGAAATGGAAGACTATCCATTCGGAAGTAGCCACAACAGTAACGTGGGACGAGGAGGTGAATATGTTTCTATGCAAATCCGAGATGGGGACTTATTATAATGAGTGGCATAAATTCTTCCAAAACCACGTTATTATTAAGAATAATGGGTTTTGGAGAACAGGAACGTTAACCAAAAATGAGATAAAACAGAACGAACAGGCGAGTTGGCTCTGTTTTATCAATGGTTACAATATTTGTAGAGACATGTTCGGGTCATACGATTCCACCAAGCATAACGTCGGAAATAATCTACTATCATACATCCATGATCGGATGGATGATGCCATATACACCCTAAAGGGTGGTTTACTACCAGATTGGCTAGCAGACTATGTCCATGATCAAATGGAAGTTGCGAAATTGGAAGAGACTAAGCCGTTCAGGACCTAGCAATCAACTTCGGAAGATTCATCTTTGGCTGCAATGATATCCTCATAACCTTTGAAGACATTGGCGACATTGGTTTGGAGGGAATCCGAATCATTACCGGCAAATTGATCCAAATCAAGTTCGTCTAATGACAAGGGTTGCCAGTAATTGTAGGTGAATCCAACATCAACGTTAACCACCTCATCCCCAGAATAATCATAATCAATGGAACCGATACTTGTTGGATATACACCGACAAGTTCAACTGCTCTGACGATTTTGTTTGCCTTATTGACGACCGCATATTGGATATTGGAATCTCTACCGACACAGAACTGGGCGGTTCCGTCTAGAGGATTACCCATTGCAAACTTCCAAGCTTGAATGGGATTGATTGCCATAAAGTCCCCAGCAACACGGAAACCGATAGTAGTTTCATTACCGCCAAATTGAAGTTGACCGGGAACTTTCAGAGTAACTCCTTGAATAGGAACGTCTTTAGAATCACGGGTAAGTCCCGGTAGTGACGCCGTTGTCATGAAGTGAACACCCCTCAAAATATCAGAATTAAATGGCTCCGGTCCAATCTTAAGAGGTCGAAGAAAATTCTGTTGCTGAACGCCATGCTTGAGAAGAGCTTCATTTCCTGTCTTGAGATTAAAAATTTTGGACAATTCGTTCATGTTTTTAATTAGCATACGCAACCCTTTAAAAAGGGGTTGATTATTGCATAATTAAATGCATGTCAACCCCTATTTCACCCGCAATCATCATTCAGGAGAATTTTGATGCAAGACCCACTATCCCTGTTGGTTACAACGTAATGGCTACGGGATTCACCTCAGAGGGTATAGCCAATGAGCCATTTGTGTTCAACCGATTGGAAGATTTCCTAGCCCGATTTGGTGAGCCCGACCCATCCAGAAAGGAGCAAATTTACTCTTATGAGACAGCCAAGCGTGTCATCGAATCGGGTTCGAACCTTGTATTTGTTAAACTACCATATGGCGCAAAGGAGGGTTATGAGGTCGGTGAGGAATATTCTGCTATATTATACCCTGCATTAGAGGACGATGATGAAGGAGAGGCTGTAATTGCATATGAGGCTATTCAGAATTTCACAGCCGATTTGTTCGGAGGAACTCTTAGCTCGGTTAGCCCATTCTCTTCTGATGTTGTCATCGGACAATCACTTACTGTAAGCGAGGCACTATCCGCTCATGATGAGTATACTGCACTTTCCAGCACAACACTCTCGGGTGGTGGTGCTGACCCGTATGATACCGATAACTTCATCGAAGTTACGGGATTATCGTCTTGTAAAGGTTACGTCTTGGGTGAGCCGGTTCGTATTGACATCGACCAAGCTGGATACGATGCCCTCGAATGCGGCAAGATACTCTGGGAGGACGACTATCCAAACTTCGACTCGTCCATAACATCGTTCGACCCCGTTCAATTCGGGAAGGTTGGGTTGATCGTTCTTGATAATGGTAGATCAAAATCACTGGATAGCCGTGAAGGGTATTATGTGTCTGTTACGGACAATACCGATGGTGACCCTGCAAATGATTGGAGTTCTATTGTCGGTATTAAGAATACTCTGAGCACAGGTCTTGGAAATGCAGCTTTTCAGGAACTACCTACGGATTCATATTCATTCGACTTAACACTCCCTTATACGGACCCTAAACCTAGCATCTCCCAAAGTCTTGCTGCTATTTCTGAGCAATCCGGAGCAGTTAATGATTCTTGGGCTGACGGTAAACATAAGAACTTCTTAAGCGTTGCCCTTTGGAGACTCAATAAAGATCTCCAAAACGGCTCCGATGAGCTAATCCCTATCTTGGTTGAATCTCACACCGGATCTATTTCGGACACCGAGACTGTTATAACGGAAGGTGGTTATCAACAGAACGTATTCATTCAGGATGTGATCGACGGCGACTCCAACCGTCTCAAGGTATTTGTTAACCCGAATATTTCTGGTGACATCTACAATGTAGAGGGCGCGAAGGTTAAGAACCTTAGAATGTGGCGCGAGGAACTCAAGGATAGTGATCTTTATACATCATCATTCAAATCAACGGCGCTATCCGAATTCGGACCATCCGCAATTGTTGACGGGTTTAGTGACAGCTTATATTCTGTTTCTCGTTATACTCCAAAACAAGAACGCTCTGCGTGTGATGTCGGAAACGTCCCTAAAAAAATCAGGAATGCTCTTTGCACGGTGGATAACCCTGACCGTGTAACTATCGACCTCTCGGTTGAGGCTGGTCTCGGAACCATATGGAATACCGTCAGAGAACATCGACCTTCTTGGTTGACCGGAAACCTTGAGGATGAAAGCTTCTGTTTCGACGATGAGGTATTCATTGATGTCATTGGGGATCTTGGACGTGGGGATCTTGAAGGTTCCGAGAGGGGCAACATGAGACTCAACTGGACCGCTGTTTTTCAGGAGTTCCTCAACTTCACGGAAAAGGTTCGTCTTTGTAACGGTGGTTACCACCACCTGCATGTTGCGGATACACTCCGTCACATTCTGGTCAATGGGAGAGATTGTAAGGTGTATGACTCAAAAACTAAGTGTAAAAATCCCGGAGTTTTTGCATCCGATGTCTATTGGCCATCCAAGAATTTGACCAAATTGGTCAATAACACGGTAACCACACTGGACGCTCAATGGTATAAGTCTTCCAATATCTACAGTTCATCTCCAGTTTGGATTCCCGCATCCCCAGTTACGGCAGGTTTGATGGCGGAAACACCATTCCCATGGCTTCCTGCGGCTGGTGTCCGTAGGGGTGTTATTCGGGATGTTGTCGATGTTGCAATCGATCCAGTTCTCAGGGATCGCGATTACCTTTATAAGATCAAACATAATGCAACATTTTATGATCGCAACACGGCAGGATTCCTCCGTTTTGCTGACCAGACTATGCTCAAGAATGACAATCACCAACTGAGAAACAACTCAGCCCGTAGACTTCTGGTCTGGCTTGAGAAGAATCTACAGAACGCATTACGTCCATTCTTGTTTGAACCAAACAACCTCCAAACGAGAATTCGGTTTAAGAATGAGATTGAGCTTTATCTTGATACACTCTTGATCAACGGGGCTATTGAAGATTTTGCAGTTAGCCTGTCTAAGAACACACCAACCTCCCAACAAGAAGGGTGTTTGATCGCAGACATTACTATTAAGATCACCGGCATCGTTACCCAGATTAAGCTCAACCTCAACCTCGCTAGGTTGGATCAAGGCATCACCGAGTTATTCTAAACTAAACTTAACCAAAATCCCCAAGGAGTATAAATGGCTTCTTGGGGATTTTTTTGTTTAAAAATTCAGTCTTCGGTGTAATATGGTTATAGATGAGGCACAGCTACGAGCAACAATACCTAGACATTCTTGATGAGCTAATCCGAAATGGGACACCTAAAGGGAACAGGACCGGCACGGGCACCAATGCGTTGTTCTTCAGAAGCATTCGACATGACATGTCCTTGGGGTTCCCTGCAATCACCACCAAGAAACTGGCATTCAAAACAATGGCGGTTGAACTTGAAGGATTTATTAATGGGGTCACTTCTAAGAAATGGTTTCAGGATAGAGGTTGCCATATTTGGGATGGATGGGCAAACCCACAAAAAGCACCATATGGGATCGACGAAGCTTCTCAGAAGGCTATGAGAGAGGAAGATGATCTAGGCCCATGTATTTATGGAGCGTCTTGGAGAGGCTTCCGTGATCCCACAATCCCATGTTTATTTCAAACCTCCACCTCAAGTGTAGTCGTAGGTCTTACTACCGAACCAAACGTTGGAGTTGACCAACTCAAATCTGTTGTCGATACCCTTAAAACCAACCCCAACGATAGACGCATGGTGGTAGCCGCATGGAATCCACTAGGTCTTAAGCACACCGCATTACCACCATGTCATATGGGGTTTCAGGTCATTGTAATCGAAGGTAAGTTGAATTTGCATTTTAATATGCGCTCCTGCGATTGGATGTTAGGTAACCCATTCAATGTTGCATCATATGCACTCCTACTACATCTTCTAGCCAAAGAAACAGGACTAGAGGAAGGAGACTTGGTGGGGACATTCACCGATGTTCACCTTTATAACAATCACACCCAACAAGCACAAGTTCAATTAGCACGAAAAGTGAAAGAGCTACCAACAATCGAAACCGAGAACTTTACAAGCATCTTCGATTGGAAACACACCGACTCCAAATTAATTGGATATGAACATCACCCCGCCATTAAAGCCCCCGTAGCAATCTAATCATGAACATTAAGAAAATAGAAGACGTGGATTTCTTGGAAGTCACAAAAGTTAAAGACACGGAAGAAGGTGTAATCGTATCCGATAAGTCCGGTAGTTTTTTGGTAGAGGGGGCTATCGTAGAGGTCCTAAATTATCAGAGAGAGGCGATAGAACATTGGGAGGTGTCTAATTTACTCGACACTTGAATTAAAATAAAAGACTCATAGTTAATCCTATGAGTCTTTTTTATTTGGATAGCTACACCGTCGATGACCTTAAAGAATACATCAAATGTCGTGATGATGTATCGTATTTTTCGGAGAATTACTTGGGTGTCAAATTAACGGCAAATCAGGAATCCGCTATCGACCTAATGGAATCCTCCAAAAGTTATGCAATCGAAACCCCCCGACGAGTTGGTAAGACTACGTTAGTTCAAGTTTGGGCGACATGGAAGCTCACCTTTCACATGGGGGTGTTCAACTTATCTATTGGCGTGTATAACAGTATGGTCGCACGTTCATGGCAGGACACCTTTAACACATTCCTGAAAAACGTCCCTAAAAAGTTTTCCGATAACTCACTTGTTACACAATACGAATCGGGAATTATTCGTTTTAAAAATGGGAATAGTATCAGAATAGCTTCTATGAAATCCCCCAGTGTATGGAGGGAGCGTTCCACCACACACTTCATCGGAGAAGAAGCAGGGCACCCCGATAGTGGGCGTGTATATGAGCAAAATTGCCAAGACGTTATGCCCACAATCGACATGGCGGGTGGGTCGTTTGGGTTGATATCCACAAAACACTATGACTCCAATAATCTATTTTCGGGTATAATTCGAAACTCTCGTTTGGGGTCACGCACCATCGATGTGCTGAAATTCGCCCCATTTTCAGGGAATATTAATGAATATACCGACAAGGGTGTCACTGAGGGCGTCAATTTGACGGGTTCCATTGGATCGTTTTTGAGACAAGAGGGCATCTAAACGTATTCAAAAAATACGTTTAGATAATTACCTCTATGGGACGTAAAGAGGAATTGTGGGGAGATAGTCAAATTCCGGATGCAGAGATTGTAGTTGAAAACTTCTATAAGGGTAACGAGAATATTCTAGGGGAGGGTTCTGTCCTAAAATACCTACCGGAACATGCCATTGAGATCCATAAATGTAAGGAGTCCATCGAATACTTCCTAGAGAACTACTATAAGATCCTCATTGAGGGCATAGGGAAGGGTCTGATGCCTCTTTGGCCTATTCAGAGGGAGTCCTTCAAATTCCTTCAAGACAACAATAGGGTCGTTCTGAACGCATCCAGACGGACTGGTAAAACTGTGTCGGTTTGTGGGTTCCTACTGTGGAAATTGTTATTTTCTGATGGTATGCAACGAATTGGTATGCTGGGTAACAATTTCGACTTAGCAAAAAGTAACCTCATTAAAGTTAAAGAGGCTTTCGAGGACCTACCATTCTTTCTCAAGCCATTTGTGGTGAAATTTAACATGGAGACCATTATCCTTGATAATGATTGCTCCGTCAAAATCACAGCAACGCAACCTGCGGCATTTCGGGGTTCTGACTTAACGGGACTTATTATTGACGAGGCGGCATTTGTCAACATTGGTAAATCGGAAGGGCTGGATGCTGACATACTACAATCCGTTCTACCCACACTAGATTCCTCCGGTGTCAATTCATTCTGTATTCTTATTTCGACACCGTATGGCAAGAATAACGAGTTCGCCAGACGATACTTCAAAGCAAAAGACACTCCTGAAGAGACCAAGTTTCGTCATTTCGAGATACTATGGAGCCACCACCCCGACAGAGACGATGCATGGTATCAGGATAAAATATTGGAACTGGGTAGCTTGGAATCATTCTATCAGGAATATGGCGGCAGCTTTGATATGGGTGCCAAACAGATTCGATTGTTTAAGGACGATGAACGTAGTGACCTTGAGGAGGGTGTGATGGAACCGATATACTCTGAGGATAAAGAACTAAAACAGACCGACCACACCGACCCCAAAGAGGACCGATCTTTTAAAGTCTGGGAATTGCCAGATCCAAATGCCACCTATATTGCCGGTGTTGATACCGCCGAAGGTGTTGATGGTTGTTCATCGGTTGTCCAGATATTCGACATCACGGATTTATTCGACATTCGACAGGTTGCCGAATACGCCAACAATCTAGTCATCGTGGAAGATTTTGCAGGCATTTGTCGGAATATATTCAACCGATATAATCAATGTTATGCCTGTGTTGAGAGCAATGGTCGAGGTGGAGGTGAATTACTGGCATTGCTCCGCCATACCTTCAAATACCCCAAGTTGGTCCGATATCACCACAACAAAGCAACCATGGCAAAGATGATCGAAAATGGACAAGTGGGTGTTGATAGCCACAACAATTCCAAAATGTATTCCATCCGAAACTTCAGGTATTTCTTGAACAAACGGAAAGCTATCACCATTAGGTCAGAGGACCTCATGGCGGAAATGGATACGTTTATCAGAACCGCCACCAAAGGTAACAACTACAAATGGGGTAAGGATAAGGGGCAGGTTTACGACGATAGGGTTGATGCAATGTGTTGGGCGTTATTTGCTCTCCACCAAGATCTAGTGGAGGACTTATTTATTCTTGATAGCCCAAAATTTGACGATGCACATAAAGCACTCCGTATTGTTAACGAGAGGATTAGAGGGGCAATTGACCCTAGAATTGAACACAAAACTACACCAGTAAACCAAGATACCTATTCACCGAAAATGTATTTTAGTGGAAATGGTCAATCACTCAATAGTAATATAACAACCCCCCCGAAGCATGGTGGTGATCAGGGGGATGTAAGCTGGTTGAATTTTTAATTTTATAAAACAACTTGAAAAGACAAAAATGGTTGTTATGATGGTGTAGTAATGACTACAAATACAGTAACAACCAATTCGGAGACTAACCTAGGAACACTCTCCCCTAAAAAAGCAGCTAAATTTCTCTTTGAGAACTGCACCCGCAACGACCTACGTCTGTTCGCCAGCAACATGAGCATCCCCCGTGGGCGTGATAAAGGCGAACTCTCAACTAACCTTGGACGATCATCTCAACGGTCCCAAATTCAGGTTAAGACCCAAATGACGATTTCCATGTAATTTTATTACCCGTTGTATTTTCATAAATCCCGTGGGTTAACCCCACGGGATTTTTTTGTGATAATTACCAACATGAGGCTCAAGCAAAATGAAATATCTGAACTGGATGATCTCCCAAGTAGCAGTATGGCTAACCTCTTCAAGCTGGAGACCGATGGAGACTCTAGATATTTCTACGACTACACTGACGCCATCCACATAGAGACTGATGGTATGGACCCCAAATTCTATGTAAAATATAACATAAAGAGCGGGGACTCGTTCTACAGTATCGCTAGGGCGTTTTATGACACATATAAGCTGTGGTGGGTCATCGCAGTTGCAAACGATATCGATGACCCATTCGTGATCTCGGAGATGGTCGGTGAAGAGATATTGGTATTAAAGGCGTATATTGTGTCGCAAGTTCTTGATGAGGTCGAAAGTGCCTAAATAAAGACATATTATGGATAACTTTAAAGACTACTTTTTCGGAGAAGATGCAACAGATTTAGTTGAAGAGGCAAGCGAGATTACCCAAGATCCCCTCTTTTCACTTTTTGGTAGAGATTTTGTTAATAAGCGTTTCGATCATTACGATGATATCGGCCTGATCCCACAACAGGTCGCTAACCTAAATGGTGACACTAGAGATATTGATACTAAAGAATTGACCGAACATGAGAAGAAGCAACTTAAGATTTATATTTTTAAGAATGTGGACAGGGAGGTATTGAACCAAGCAATCCGCCTAGTAGGTGATGAGGATGCGGGGTTACTACATAAGCATTATAGTGACCTTAAGACATTTGATGTTGACCAAAACTCGGAGAGGATTAACAAAATTTTGAAGAATTTCATGTTCTTCAAAAGGCAGGACATCGCAGGTCTACCCAAAACACTCTCTAAGAAGATTAACCTAGATGAGCTTGATCGTCTCACTAAAGGAACAAAAGCAACTAAAGAATAAAACTCATGCACTTGAGAAGTGACGGAACTACCGGTGTGGGTGATGGGTATGTCCCATGGTTCACTTTTGATGATATCAAGGACCAATTGTATCAGGCGGTTGAAACCGCACCCAAATGCCCCGAATCGGTCAGCGATGCTACGATAGCATCCATTGATAGCTTCATGGGACGCATTGCGGGGTCAATATCAGAACCTCAGAGCGAACCCAAAAGCGAAAGTGACACCATGTTAGATATGGTAAATGGGTTTTTTGGACAAAGGGAAGGTGTGAGAAATATGTCACCGTCTGGCTTAATTGGCAGAGGTGGCTCCATGGGGTATGCCCCATCACCTCAAGGTAATAATTTCAACGGTAGAGTGTCAATGGGTCTGAATGAAAACGGCACATTTGATATGATTAGCGGGTATAAGGAGTCTGCGACAGAACCCCAGTTGATTTTGGGTTAGATGGAATAATTAAAAGCAGTGAGCTTATCATCAACATTTCCCGAAAACATTCCAGTTGACTCTTTGGAAGAATATGATTCGGGCATTTTCCGGACTATAAGCACACCGTTCAGCTTCCCCCACGACCAAGGCGAATTCAACCTAGCGTATGATTTCTTTTTTGCGAAGAACGTAAACCCAATATTCTCTAAATTTTACGATAACCTAGAATACCTAGAGGGTTATTCGAAATTGTATAACAACATCCTCCCAATAGACTCTACCCCTTGTGTGGAATATGGTGATGATGTCATCGGAGTAGACATCAACTCGTCTTACGAAGTTATCCACACCAAAAAAGAGATACGTGTCTATAAATTAGGGGTCTTACTTCAGACATTAAAATTAACTCAATTCGGTGAGTTTTTCGACATAAGGGGTGTTGCGCTAAATGGTAATGAGTTATACATACTTGATGGTAATTTTATCATTAAACTCACACTCACCGATACCACATTCAACTTTGTATCATTTTTTGGGGGAACTGGAAACAATACCGAAGAGTATCTATTCACCAAAGCTTCTAAGATAATAGTTGACGGTGGTCTGTTGTATATAATGGACATTGGCGCAGGTGTCCTGAAGGCATATAACTCGAATTTATCATTTTTGGAATTCATCGACATCACAGGCGCGATAAGTGTTGATGTGGTGGGTGGGGTGGTGTACGAAATAACTCCGGAATTCATAAGATATAACGAGGTGTCTATAGCGCACGGAATCACTAACCCACTACTTATTACGGTCGATTCCGTTCAATTGGGATTTGTTTGGGTGGCCAACTCAAACGAGATTAAAAAGTTCGCAACGAATGGGTTGTTCATTGCCAGCAGGGTTGAGACAACCATGACGGATTTGGTTCGGTATGGAACCGGCCTATTCCGAGTGTCCTCAGGTGTAATGAACCATGATCTCGAATACCAGTTTTCTCAGAGTATACTAGACGGTTCTGGGTTCGCTACACCACTATCCGCCATAAACATCCTACCCGATGAGTTGGCTACCGATTATGTAGTGAATGACTCCTTTGTAAAAATCTACAATAACTTGGATGATTTCTCACAGAGAGTCAATGGTCGCTTTGTATCCACATTGGACGGTGAATCCAATTTACTCGATATTTCCATTGAACCCGTGTCTTCGATTGGGTTGACGTTCGACCACCAAATATTACATAGACATGACGAGGTAGTATCCTGCCATCCATGGGAAAGGACATTCAGTAAATTATACAGTTTGCTGGAAGACACCAGAGACCAACTGTTTGGTATTGAAGTTTTTGACACCTCAGTTAGTGCTACAGCGGCTCTTTCTGCAAATTCCACGGATTACCTAGATTCTATCAACTGGAGCTTAGGTGCGCAATCCTGCTGCGGTGTCACACCCCAACTATTCAACCCCCAACTGACACCATTATCACTCAAGGAGCTTTCGGTGCCTGCATTAAGTTGTATCCCTCTTTGTATTTGTGATGATGCGTTATACTTTGGTATGTTTGGTGCAGCGTATAATGGTGGGTCTTGTAGTATATATTCCGAAGAATCTCTATTTTGTGAAGACGCCTTTTATGATGATTGGTCTGGTGCGGAGTATAATGATTGGTCTTGTAGTCTATTCGCACTTTGTGAAGAGGCTCTTTATGATGATGAGTCTGGGGCTGAGTATATTGATGGATCTTGTGCCGCATATGATGATCAATAATTGATTTTTTAAAGTAGCAGCTTTACTATAAATAATAACAACATGGGATACAAAGGTAGAGAAATGTCACTAGCTGCGACTAAATTTGTTTTAGGTGATGTTAATACTGAACCCGAAAAGGAAGCATTAAGGTATCAGATAGGAGCTTTAGGTTCTATTGATGACACTAATACCACATATACTCATAGTCTTTCTGGAACTGATCTAATTCTATCTGGTTCAGATGCTACAACTGATGTTGTAGATTTGAGTGGTTTAGGGGGCGGCGGGAATCCATTTGATCAAGATCTTAATACAACAAACTTCCCGACATTTGGCACGCTCAACCTAACAGGCGAAACCTTAGCTATGAATGGTATCAACACACTCCGCATACCTGATCAAGGCTCACTTGAATATCATGGGTCTTTGTATGTCGGAGGTGGAGGCACGTCTGCGTCTAATTCTTCAGGATTTCAGGGGCAGTATAATACTGGAGTTGGGATTGATTCTTTGAAATCCGTTACCACAGGATGGTCCAATTTAGGGTTGGGGACGTTTTCCTTAGAAAATCTTATAACTGGGATTGAAAATAACGCTTGTGGATATGCCGCACTTCGTAATATCACTACAGCGGACTTCAACACTGCTTCTGGATCACACGCACTTCGTCATATCACTACAACGGACGGCAATACTGCTCTCGGATACTATGCTGGTAGATATATTGGCGGTGGAGCGGTTAGTAATACGATTTCATCCAACTCGCTATATTTAGGTAGGGAAACTAAAGCTTTAGTTGATGGTGGTAATAATGAGATCGTCATTGGATATGACGTAACTGGTAATGGTAGTAATACTATCACTCTAGGAAATGCAGCTATTACAGATACTTACCTGAAAGGTAAGGTTACTCTGGATAGTATATTCAACCAGAGAACCGAAACTGCTGCAAATGCCACCACTACAGAATACCCGATTGATGGCGATATGGGTCTTCATCTCAATACATCTCTAAGCTCGGTCGATCTTTGGGCTAACAACAATGGTGTAATGGAACAGGTATCGGGTGGAGGTGGAGGTAATCCCTTCGATCAGGATCTTAATATTGCGGATTCGCCCGAGTTTCTAGCATTGACGATTCAAGATTGGATTCATGTAGTTGGAGATAACACTAGTATGGGGCAGGATGCATTGCAACTTTCAACAGAAAGCTTCAATACAGCTTTCGGTTATCAGACATTGAAGCAATCTTCTACGGGTGAGAATAACACTGCATTCGGTAGTCTATCTCTGCAAGCGAATACTGTAGGTGATTCGAATATAGGAGTCGGATTTCGCGCCCTATATAATAACATTTCAGGAAATTACAACGTTGGTATTGGTTTTGATACACTGTATAATAATACAGTAGGCACAGACAACATTGGAATTGGATATAATGCTGGAAAAAGCATTACCAGTGCGATTTCCAATACTTTCATTGGTAGTCTAGCAGGTGTAAATAACACGGCAACTGGTATTACTGGTATTGGTGCCAACGTACTAACCAGTAATACTACAGGACAATTCAACACTGCTGTCGGGAGATACGCATTGGCAGATTCAACTACTGGAAATTACAACACTGCTGTCGGGGTTGAGGCTGCAAGGAAGGATGTCTCTACAGGTGACAATACCGCATTCGGATACAGAGCAGGGTACAGTAATTTAATAGGAACTAATAATGCCAATTTGGGAAGTTATTCAGCGCATTTTTCAGAAGGTTCTAATACTACAGCAATCGGTCACAATTCATTGGGAAGGATTGTTTCAGGTGACAATAACACTGCACTAGGAAGGTATGCTGGTCATTGGAGAGGGAGTGGAACTTCGACTTTAACCTCGGCAGACGAGTGTATTTTCATAGGTTCACAGTCACGAGCAAAGACATTCACTCCGACCAATGAAATCGTCATAGGATATGATGCAGTTGGTAATGGTAGCAATACTATTACATTAGGTAACGATTCCGTAACTGATACTCATCTCAAAGGTATTATAACATTGACCGGAGATAGGATAGAAACTCCAAGCACATCAATCTTCGTAGGACTAAATGCAGGATTATTTAATACTGGAGCTAGTAATACTGGAATCGGTTTCGTCGCACTCAACGTTAATACAACTGGTGACTTTAATACTTCAATAGGTAGTTCGGCACTAAGTTTAAATGTTACAGGTGATGGTAATACTGCCTGTGGTTCGTCAGCACTATCGAATAATCTTGCAGATTTCAATTCTGCATTTGGATATCTAGCCTTACAGAATAATACCACTGGTATCAATAATAGCGCATTTGGTAACGTGGCAGGTGGTGGTAACGTGACAGCTAGTGACGTTAGTGCTTTCGGTCATAGAGCATTAGCAGCAAGCACTGGCTCAGGTAATACTGCATTTGGTAGTTTATCTTCGACTAAAAACACGACTGGGGCAAATAATTGTTCTTTCGGGTTCGGGGCACTTAATGATAATTTGACTGGTGGCACTAATAGTGCGTTTGGTCGTGCAGCTTTAGGGAAGACGACAGGGACTGGTAATTGTGGTGTTGGATACTTGTCATTAGGTAGTAACACTACAGGAACTGACAATGTTTCTATCGGACAGTTCTCTGGATATTATATTGCTAATGGATCTACTGCGAATCAATTCTCAACTGATTCAATTTATATAGGTGCGTTTGTTAGATCAGCTTCTAATACTACCGATAATGAAGTCGTTATTGGTCATACTGCTGTAGGTAATGGTAGTGATACTGTTACTTTAGGTAACAATTCCGTAACTGATACTCATCTCAAAGGAGTTACACATCATACTGCATACACATTCGCAACTCTTGATGCTCTCACAGATGTGGCAGGTATGCGTTCATTTATGACAGATGGGTCAGTAGTCCATGCAGGTAATGAAGGATCAGCAGCAGCAGGTGGTGGTGCAAATTTCGTGCCAGTTTACAATGACGGATCAAGCTGGATAATTGGATAATAAACTCAATTTATTATAAATAATAACAACATGGGTTATCGCATAGCTATGCGTCCAGAATTATCGTAATACTATAATAGATGGCGAAGAACAGAAAACCTAGACCATCATATCACCAAGGTATCTACAAACCAAGATATCCTGAAAAGAATATAAACAAAACTCCAATTGAGTATCGTTCCCAATTGGAGTTGGATTACATGTGGCGAATTGACAACTCCCCCAACATCACACGTTGGGGGAGTGAGGTCGTCTTTGTACCCTACACACACCCTCTAAAAAAGAAACCCAGTCAATACTGGACAGATTTATATATAGAAACCAAAAGCCATGGGCCTATAGTTGTCGAAATAAAGCCTCAAAAAGAGATTACCGCTATTGTTGAGGGTAAATCACCCCAACCTAGGAAAAACAAAAAGCAGACTACTTTCATTTATGAAATGAAAATGTTCCTTATAAATAAGGCCAAATGGCAAGCTGCTAGCGACTTCTGTAGAGCGAGAAACTGGGCTTTTATCACCGTCAGTGAAGCACACTTAAAAGAGAATAGAGTCCCGTTTCTATAGCGGATTATTTCTTCTCAATCCAAGTTAAGGTTGCATCCGTATTAACTGCGGTTCCAGAATCAGCTTTAGCCACAACTGTTAAAGTTTCTTCTGGAAGAAGATATGTGGAGACTTTTGCTAAGTCTAGGATACCTGATGAATCCTTGGCTACGGTGAATGCATCAATCAAGCTACCGCCAGTATAACCAGTGGATGCCGTATCAACCAAAGTTATAGAGTTAAACTCATCTTCAAATTCCCAAACAGTAGGTCCGGTTAAAGTTGCATTCTTAATTAACTCAACAATCAATGGTTTGCTGTGGTCGTTGGAAACAGTAGATATCTCCAGTTGTAGTTTTCCTAAATTAAATCTATCACCATATACTATTCTATTTTTAATAGACACGATGGGTGTGAACGAAGTGCCGATTCCTGCGGTTGATCCCACTGCTGCGAATGGAATTTTGATATCGGATTCTGCTCCTTGAATACCCATAGATGCCGATGCGCCCTTTACTGTTAGGTTGGTCCCACTAGCACCTAACGATGCAGAAGTCCAACCTACTTTTAAATCAGGATTCCTCAAATGAGTAGTTCCATTAGTGTTAGCCCATTTGACACTATGCACCAATACCCAATCACCTATCTCAGGATTGTATACGCTATAATCTATGTTAGCGATACCCAAATACCCAAATACGATTCTATAAACATTCAAGTTAGTTGGGTCGAATCCAGCAAAAGGAGTGGTAGTTCTATTCCAACTGGCTTGTGCTGTATTATTACTAACCTTGTCAGCACCAGCAGTTTTCTCCACAATATTAGCTGTTACCCCACCACTGATAGACATTGTTCCTGCCTTACCTCCCGTAGATTTCGCGATACAATAGATTTTATCGTCCACACATTCAAATCTCCACGCAAGAGCAAGAGCATCAGCATTCAAACCAACACCAATTTCTCTTATATTAGTTTGGACATCAGAACTAGTGACAGTTATACCTGATGAAGCAGTGCCGTCCAATGTAACGGTGCATGTTCCAGCACCTGTTGCGGTCACTGTTATCAGTTGGACTTCAGCCTCTCCATTGTATTGATGGATTGTGCTAAAATCAACACCATCATATCCGAAAGCTAAGGTTTCTGTCAATGAGAACATACCACCAAACTGTAAAGACAGGGCGACACCCGTAGTGAATGATGCAGTAAATCTAGCTTCAACACCTTGACCTGCCGAGTAAATGATATTTGCCTTACTTCGAACAACACCATAACCGCCAACAGAGGTTCCAGTTTGGCATCTAAAAAGATTGCCATCATTATCTGCCGAACCACCTGTTGCTTCAAACGTTTCCAAAACATCCAATTCGATAGGATCGATTGCATATTTATTTTCAATTTGAACCAGTTGTGTTATAGGTGTGGTTACTAATTCCCCGAAAGCTGCTTTCTGGAGTTTATCTTGTGCTGTATAAATCATTAGATTGAATTGAGTATTGAATAATTCGTCCCATCAAATAGAACCGTTATCCCGTTATAGTTACCATTAATTATAACGGTTTCGGAACCATCAATAGTTTCTGCACCTTCAGTATCTACTGTAATGTTATCAGTAGCGGCAGAACCCGAAGAGTCCTTAATGGTAAAAATTTGTCCGTTGTCTGCCGTTGACGGTAGAGTTACGGTGTCTCCTGCTGCGGTTATGCCTGTTTTAAGGATAATATAATCCGAAACTAATACGGTATAGTCACCTGCCGTGGAGATGGTTGGGGGTGACATTTCTGTGCTACCACCCGTAACCCACCCGACATTATAGTTTGATCCATCAATTTTGGCTAAAAATTGCCCAGTTGCGCCACCAGCAGGTATTCCGTCTTCGCTATTTTCGACGGTAATAATTCGGGTGGAGGAGTGGAGTGGCATATTATTATTTATTAAATCCTCCCAGCGTTCTCTCCAATCTCCACAGCACGAAAAACGTTATCTGCTGTAACAACATGCTGAAGCGACGAGCAGGAGCAGAGCGAAAAAGATAGGAGGAAGAGTTTCATGGTTATAAATCCGCGTAAGCTCTCCCGCTCCCACTATTGTAAATCCAACCTATTTGCTCATCAGTCAACGCTGCGTCCCACAAATTTACGGAGTCTAGGGACGCTAAATCCCCACCGGTGCCATCGTTGAGGGTGAACATTTCAAGCGGTGCTGATGAGTCAAATAACGCTGATGGAGCGGAACCTGCACTCGCTTCTTTTGTCCCATTCACCCATAAATCGACATTAACACTCGGGTTGAACACTCCCGCGACAAAATACCAAACCCCAGTTGAAATAGTGGTGGTCGATTCCACGATTGTGTTTCCTGCCGATGTCCCGTTACTATTGACTAAAATACGAAGCTTATCGACCGATCTGTATAGCAAATAACTTCTTTGGTCTCCAGTTCCATTCGACTTAGAAAGAACTGTTGTTAAGATTACATCGAGAATGTCGGCCTTAATCCAACCCGTTATTGTTAGTGCGCCTGTAATAGAAGTGAGAGCTTCATCAGATCTCCTCAAGGAGTTAGAAGATGCTGTTGATATGTTTGCCGCGTCCCCAACTTTCCCAGTCACAGACCCCACCGCCCCCACCATGGACAAATCAAGCCCGTTCGTGTGCGCGTCCGATCTGGTCCCTGTGGATTCTTCAAGATCCCACCACCCCACAAGGTTTGATGTCCCTGGGTTCCCGCTATCCGCGCCGAATCTATAAGGATTTATTATCATATCAGGAGTTTCATGGATTTGGTCCCTCATTAAACAACAGGCTCCCACCCGCTATCAAGATCGGGTTCCTGATCTAAGTCGATCTGGTCATGAATCGCTTTGAGCCTGTCCCTGTTTTTCCAAAGCTTAATTGCCGTCGCTTTATACTCGTCAGCTTGTGCTTGCACTTTCGCTGGC